TCCTGTGATGATGCGACGGTCACCGTCAACGGCTTTGACGTGGAAGAGGGCATAGGCACGGTGCACGGTGCCTACGAGGGTGTGACAGGCTAGGTCATTCCCCTATTTCTTTCGATTTAATTCACGGCCCTGTCCAGCGCGGCCAGTGCGTCGTCTGCTTCTTGGCGTTTGCGCAGCCACGTCTGACGCCTTCGCTCATTGCGCTCTTGAAGAACACGCGGGTCTGGAACGACCTTGACATAGACGATCTTCGGAGGCTTCGGTCCGCCGTGGTGATAACAGAACTGCTCACCGGGAGCCACACGACAACTACACCGCTTCCACTTACCGCGTTCGCTAGACCACGGGATCGCCTTCGCGCATCCGTCTGGTTTCTCTAACTGCCGGAGGTGATGTTCAACCCACCCAGGCGTGAGTGCTCCGTGACGCGTTTGCAGGAACGCTTCGTCTACACGTTCACCGTCTGGCACATCCGCCCATAGCCTCAGCGGTTGTTTCCTGCTCATTTCTTCCTCGTAAGTTCCCGCTGCGCGTCTCTGAGGCAGCGCCGGATCCAGTCCTGCACCGTGAGTCGATCGTGCTTCGCGTTGTCGGTATAGACCTTGAGTTCTTGCGACGGCAGCGACACGGTGATCGGGACACTCGGATCATCCTCGTCGAGCGGAGGACGGCCGGGCGTGCGCTTCATCGCGTCACTGCAAACACAGTCGCCGCAGGAGGCTTCAACGGCTTGTCATCCGGCCCTTTGACATAGGGAAGAATGAACAACGGCCGACGTTCTCCAGTAGACGGATATAACTGCTGGCGCCAATGACCTCGCACGATCCATTGACACGACCACTCAATATGCCCGCCGTCGTCGGTGGCCGCACCGTCTCGGCTCTGACGTCTCAGCGTGATCACTTTCACGACGGGATCGTGAACAAGCCCTTCGCGCGCGAGGCGCCGCCGTGTTGCGCGATCCGCCGTGGCGTCCTTGGCAACAACGATGGTCTGGTCAATCCATAACAGGGCCGTCAGGAGAAAAGCGAATAACCCAGCCAAATGGCTTGGCCGCACAGTTTCATCGCCAATAACCGTCTGTTTATGAATCGCCACGATGTCTGGATCGTCCCAGCGCCGATCATCGGCGAATAACTTGTCTAAGGAAGACATGTCGCCTAAGTAGGCAGAGTCGCACACTTCTGGAAGCCCTGGCTGCAAGGTCCGATACGTGCTCACCACGAGCGTACGTTTAGGCTGGTTGTTATCCTCGACGTCCTGCACGTCGGCGACACACCACAGAAGGGCCGAGAATGGAGCCACGCCACCGCAATCCACCGGATGTTCAAACCAAAACCAGCCGCTTTGTAAATCCTGGTAACGGTTCAGCGAGAGCTTCGTATCAGGCGGCAATGACTTCGATGACACGAGGACGGCATCAGTGATCTGCCGCGTCCAGAAATATGGCTCTGCCCGCCTTAAGCGACCCCTTTCGTAATTACCAAACCTTCGCCGATGATCGCGGTCCTCATACCCTTCAGCCTGAGCCCTTGACGACATCCGAAGGGCAGCTAGTTTCGATTCCAACGCCTCAGAGATGTTGTTCATGGCAACTCACTCACGGGCCCAGTCCGTCCACAACCTAAGCAGTGATACGTATCGCCAGCCACGATCAGGCTCGGCGTCTGTTCCACGTGGAACGGACACAGGCGGATCTCTTGCGAGCGGAGACGCGCGACATAGCGACGGAGTCGAGTCAGCATTGTCTCCCTCCGAGTACCGTCATGGAATATTCCGGGGGCTTCACCACGGGTTTCCGGATAATCGCCCAATCGACCGCCGTCACCAGCGCCGCGATCCCGTCGATCTTCTCCGGCGCTTTCTCTTTCGCGATCCGCTGCTCTTTTTTCTGGCCATGCAACACGACGACATTGGCCGCCATCCACGAGAGGATCTTGTTGGACCCGTGACAGAGCAGCCCCTTGGTAATCAGCTCGAGGGTGCGCTTCAACGCTTCATTGAGCGCCCAGCCCTGCGTGGTGTTGACCATCGTGATCCCTTCCCCGGCGAGCACCTGGGCCGTCTCCGTCGCCGAGCGGGGGTCGTAGGCAATGGCGATCACGCCATCGCGCCGGCAGTCCTCGATCACTGTCGCCCTGAGCGCGGCATAGTCGGTGATGTCGCCCTCGGTCACGGTCAAAATTCCCGCCCGGCGCCACTCCTCATACGGCCGATCCGGATGCCGCTCGAGCGCAATCTGTGGCACCCAGAACCGCGATTGCACGGCGACCCGGCCATCCGGCAAGAGCCAGATCCGCTCCCAGGCCGAGAAGTCGTCCGACTCGCCCAGGTCGAGCCCGCCGTAACACGGACAGCCGACCAGCTCCGCGGCGCTCGGCATCGGCTGACAGGCGTTCCACTTCTGAATGCTGATCGCCCGGCTGTACGCCTGTGTCCAGACACAGAAGTTGTAGCGGAGGAGATCCGAGACGGCATCCTCGCGCCCCTGCGCCTGCCGGACGAGTTCCCGGTAGTACTGCCAGGACACCGACACACCGAGATTCGGGCAGGCTTTCAGCCAGTGCGACCCTTCGACGCGCCAACTGTCACAGTCCGGGCAGTCATCGACGGGGAATTCCTTCCCCTCGTCCAGATGCGTCTGGCAGGGGTCGAGACCGCAGACGTAGGCAAACCACGACTCATCGGTAATCGTCCCCTCGAGCACTTGCCGCGAATACTCGTGATCGTGCCAGCAGATCGACGTCCGGTCGAACCCGCTGTTGGTCGTCCGATGCACCAGCGCATTCCGCCGGCCCTTGGTGCCCCGCCGCATCTTCGACACGACGACGTTGGTCGGATGTTCGTGCTCTTCGTCAAGGTGCGCGCCGTGGACGCGCTTCCCGTCGAGGCCGCGCTTCTCGGAACTGATGGCCCGCAGAAACGACCCCGTCTCGAGCACGGCGAAGTTGTTCACCGTCTGCCGGATGACATCCCGGAGGGCCGGGGACGCCTTGATCATCTTCTCGGCATCGGCAAAGGCCAGTCGGGCCTGATCTTTCGTCACTGCCGCGAAGTAGACCTGAGCGCCACGCTCTCCGTCGGCCACCAGTAGGTAGATCATCAGGCCGGCGCCGGCCGGCGTCTTCCCGCTCCCCTTGGCTTCTTCATCGTAGGAGTCACGGAACCGCCGATAGCCGGCGGTCGTGTACCAGCCCATGAGCGAGCCGAGAATGAACTGCTGATGCGGAGAGGGGACGAACGGCGAACCGTCCACCGGGACTTCCTCGTCGGCGGTTTCTTCGGAGGCGGTTTCTTCAGGGAGGCAGAGCACCGTCGCGAAGAAGTCGATCACCCGCTGGGCTTCGTCCGGCTTCCAGACCAGCCCCTTCTCGGCCTGGTGCGCGAGGTCATGGAGATGGCGCTTGCACGCCAGCACGACCAGCCGCCCGGCCACGATCCGCCCGGCGACGACATCCGCGGCGTACCGGGTGACTGGGTCCATTTACCCGCGCGTCAGGAACTTGGCCAGCGGGTTCACCGGCACCGCCACCGGCTCGGCCTCATAGATCGGCTTCCCGAACGGCCGCAGGCAGAAGGCGGCGAGCTCGGCGTCGACCCGCTGCAGAATACCGCGGTGGTTCGGCCCTCCACGGTCGTCCCCCGTCGCCAGCACCTGCTCAAGCACGACGTTGCGGCAGAGCACCCGGAAGCCGAGCGCCGTCGCCGGCGTCAACGTGCGCGCCGCGAGCGCATGACCCGCCAACGCCACCCAGACCGCCCGCTCCTGAGACGTCAGATCGTCCGGAGGGTCAACGCCCACCGTCGGCGCCATGACCGGAGGAACAGCCGCCCCTGGACCGGGCAACACCCGTGCGCGTCGGCCGGGGTTCCCGGTGATGTCCTTCTCGAGCGCCGTCTTCGGCTTTCTCCCGGCCCCTGGCCGTCTCCCGCCCTTAGGCATGATCCCCTGACCTTTTTGATTTCCTATGATTTCCTATGATTGATTCCGACCCCTCTGAAACCGCGCCCGACGACGCAAGACACGTCAGGGTCCCTT